AGCTCCTGGCCGATGTTTGCACTCAGGTTGAAGCCGTTCAGGAACTCGCCGGCGGGGATCACAACGTCGTCCTTGTAAGCGTCGTCGCCGTTAATGGTGTTCCAGATCATGTAGGTGTCGCCATCGGCAACAAAGATGGAGCCGTTCTTAACAGCGGCATTGTGAGTCAGCACGGGGTTATTCTTGGCGATCTCGATCTCGCCAACAGTGCGGAATTTAACCATTTGTATTTACCTTCCTTTTCTTAAAGCATTAAAAAATGCTGGTGTCTTCGTCATCCTTGGATTCCTCAACGGCACCAAAGATGTCATCGACATCAGCGTTCGCGGAGTTCTGCTCCACAACAACGGCCTCGGCTTCGGCAGCCTTGGCATTCTTACCGATCTGCTCGTAGATCTTGCTCACAACAGCATTGATCTCAACGCTCATCGGATCTTCCTCAAAAGCCTTCATCTCTTCAGCGACGCAAGCCTTCTCCTCGTCGGTAAACTTGGACAGAGCCTCGTTCATCTCACCAACGCGCTCACGGGCCTTGGCTTCGCCGAGCTCCTTGCGAAGAGTCTCACACTCGGTATACAGAGCCTCAATCTCATCATACTTCTTGCTAATGTCCTCACGAGCCTCGTCAAGCGCGGCTTGAATCTTCTCAACACTGGCAGAGAGCTCATTCTTCTCTGCGATAGCAGCGTCGCGGGCTTCGTTCGCCTCGGCGACCTTTGTCTCGCACTCAGCCTTAATCTGCTCAATAGTAGACTCCTGGCTATTCAGTTCAGAGACGATCTGCTCCACCAGAGACTTAATTTCCTCAGCAGTCATCTGATTGCTTTCCTCCTTGTTCTCGTTGATTTCCAATAAAACTGCGGACGGGTCGGCTTCCTTTATAGACAGGATCGCATACCCGCTGTACTGATAGAATTGTGGTGTTCGTGACTCTTCGTGATATCCATTCTCGTAGATGATCGCGTCATGTTCAGAATCCTTGATGATCTCTACACTGCCATGGATAGTTTCGCCGCTTTCAAAATCGGCCTCCAGCTTTTCTACATAAGCCGGGTAGCACATCGCATCCACCACGCCATAGCCGACAAGACATCTGCGAACATCGCCTTCGCCAAACTCAACATCCTCGATCTCGGCCTTTTTGAAATGACCGATTACAGTCGCGTCTTCAAAATGAGGAAGCATGTCAGCGCCAATATCAGTCGCGCCGTGCCCCCAAGTTTCAATACGGTCGTCGTCCAAAAATTCCACACGGATGCTTTTGTCTGCGACAGAATCCTTGTTTGCCTCTACCCACTTCTCTCGCCATGCCAAACCGTTCAGGTTTGTCTGACTGCCAGTGCCATCTGAGGAGAATGTGTCTTCTGGATAGATTTCATGGAGAACAATTCGGATATCTCGCATTCCGTCTTTCGCTTTCTTGTTTGAAAGTTCAAATCGTTTTATCATTCACACCACCTTTCTGATCGAAGTTTTATATATAAAAAGAGACCGGCTCATTCGAACCGATCTCTTATTAACGGATTGCACTCTTTAGTTGTCAGAAGGAGAGGGGAGTGCGTTGCCGTCATTAGCCCTCGACCTTACCGTGTTGTCTGTTGGATTGTCCGTTTCCGGACGCCCACCTTTATCGTCCGCAGATTGCGTATAGCTCATCCTGTGTACGGGCCAGCGGTTCTCCCAGTCGTTCTCTAATTCAAAATCAAGCATAGCTTCGAAAATGTCAGGAGAAATGCCGCAAGATGCCGCCCAGAATGCAAGACTACCTTTTCCTTGCAGGTACAATTCCTTAGCAAACCCAACCATCTCTTTTTTGTTTACATGGGTGAGCGGAAGATAGCGGACTTCCACACGATTCTTTCTATCGCGGATCACATTGCTTGTGATGACCTTATTGAGCTCCTCGGTGATCTGGTCAATCCACTGGAATACCTCAGATGCAACAAGCTGGAGGTTGAGAGATTGAGAGGCGTATGCACCACTGCCAACACCATTTAACAGCGCAGATGCTAAACCGAGGTCAAGCGCCACATTATCATTGATGTTGTTCTCGTTCTTTTCATCAAAGATATCCGTATTCTGCGTGTCAAGCGAATCGATCTTTGTCCCCGCTGCAACAGAGAAGAAATTAGTACCGCCACGAGAGTTCTTTGTAAATATCGCTTCCTTGATCGTGTCATGCTGCGCTTTCTGCTGCTTCTGTGTCAGGGCACTCACGCCCTTGGTAGCTGACTCAGGGAATGTCTCGAAGATCACACGGTTATTCAGATCATCCAGAATCCCACGCTTTGTATCCGTGAAATAATCCTTATAGAGAATATCGCGAATTGCAGCAAGCACCAGAGGACGGCCATAGCGTTCCTCACGCTTAGAGCGGATTTTCAGCACGAGAGTTTTGCTGTTGTCAAGGACAACCCAATTCTTTGCATCTTTTTTGCCAGTATGTTTCGCGTTCCACGCATCCCGGATTTCCTTCGGCCACTTGCGGACTGCCTGATCTGCGTTCTCCAAGCGATGATCGAAATAATCCAAGTTAAAAGCAATCACATAAGAGTTGTTCTTAAACCCTACAATCTTTGTGTAATCAGCGGGAAGCGCATGACAGTAGGCATTTAGGCCGATGTCATTGATCTCCACGATACTGTCAACATCGAAGTCCGACATCGTTTTCTGCTTGGAAAGCGGACGCTCTGCGGTCTCAAAGTAGTAGTACGCTGCACCCTCGACCATACCTTTCCAAAGCATATCCCTGATAATCTCTTTATGCCGAATCGTGCGCAGAGTGGATTCCATCAGTTCTTTGTTCCGTTTTCGTTTCTCTTTGCTCTTGCCATATGGCACAATCACACTGTCCAGCGTTGGCAGAGCGCACATATAGTCAACCGTGTTCGTATACGAACCATTTGTGCCATAGAGCATAAGAGAAATTTCACGCAGAATCTGGTTGTTACCCATTGGGTCTTTGACCAGAGCAATCAGGTCTTCTGGCTTGTACACATCCAGAATGTTCATACCGAAGTAGAATGAACTGTATGTATACTTGTCTCCGTAGGAATTAAACTCATTCACCGGAGCGTTACTCTGTTTTGGTTTATCCTGTCTGCTTTTTGGGGGACGATAGTTCCCGTTATTATTTTGTGTTTCGGACATTTCGCCCTCCTTTCTAATTTACAAGCGTAACAAATTCATATTCTTCCTGATTTGGTAGCAAATCCAATTCAAGTTGCGAAACAAAGTAGGAGCCATAGCTGCAACTCGTGTACCTATCCTTTGTGTTGCTTCCTTGCTCTGCTATAACAACAGCTCCAGTTTGAGCTTTTTTTTCATAAACAAGCCCAGTTGTTTCACTGATAAGTTCCTGCGTTTCGAGGAATGGACGCTCATAAAAAAACTGCGTCTCCGCATCTGGAGCCACAGTGTATTCTTTGATATTCGGAAGAATCTCTTCGCTTGCTTTCTCAAAATTAACAAGCAAATCAATCATTTGTTCGCTTAGGATTCTCCGGAAATCCGTTGCGATCTCGCTGTTCAACTTTTGAGATGCGGTGATTACATAAATGCACTCTTTGGCGTCCTCAACGGTAATTCGGTTTGCTGTTGTATCGTCATTCATACACTTAAGAGGGGAGTATTCTACTCCGCGCTCTTCGTCATACATAACGCGGGCCAGCAGGTCATACGTGGAAATGCCGGCATTTCGCAGGTCGAGAACGATATAATCTGCATCAAAATCCTCATATAGTTGCCGTATCCTGATTGCCTGCTTCAGCGTTTCTCCTCCCTGAACCGATTCAAGATACGGAATGATTCTTCTGTATCCATTGCTGATTTCCAAGTCATCCGACCCGTCGCGTTGATAACGAATACTCTCTGGTAAGGCACGAATACATGAGAAAATGGAATTGTCGTTTTTCTTCCCCTGTACAAACGCCATGTCGCATGCAACGATACGTATTTCTCCAGCCTGCCTTGGTATCGCGTATGGATTCTTTCGCCCAAGTTTAAAATCTTGTGCCGTTCTCGGATAGAATGGACGCTTGCATCGCTGGTTCTGCTCCAGCATGCCATATGTGAAATACGCAGATGTATTCTCTTTTACGCGATAATTTTTGTATTCCAAGAACCACGTCAGCTCATCGTTCTTTCTCTTTTGGGTCTGAAAATACAGGCGTGTTTTAAGCCCATGATAAAGAGCAACCGTCTCGTTGAACGCAAGAAGGCACGATGGCTTTCCTTTGAACATATCATCTTTTGCCTGTTCAACAATATCCCAAAGCCAATGCCCATTGTCGAGCCATGAACTGCTGATATAAATATCCACAGCTTCTTCTTTTAAGTTAGGATTCCCGCGATAGTATTCATCCATCATATACGGAACCTGACGAACGATTTGATATGGAGAGAGGATACCATCTTCGTCCTCTTTCTTTATCTGGCGAAACTCCTCTCGCACAAGAATCGTAGAGCGATAACCGCGACCACCATCGCCAGGTGCCACAACAGTAATCGTGCTATGGTTTTTGAAATAGACAACAACTTCGTTTTGGTTATCCTTTACCCTTGCGATTTCTTTTCGCAGAGCTGGGGACATATTCATGAGCTCTTTTTCTATCTTTTCAGACACCAGCAGTTTAGCTTGCTTCTTTGTGCCGGAAGCGACAACGACCATGGAACCAGGATATAGAATGCAATAGATGCAAGAAGCCAGAGCGACGATGAACGACTTGGCGTCAGCTCGGCTTGCGATAATAACAAAAAAGGAATTAATCCCCATCAAATACAAGATGAAAATCTGGTATAGATGAAGTTTAATTCCAAGATAATCCATTGCGAAGCGATGGAAGTTCCGCCTAAAAAATGTCATCCACTGTATAAAGTGATCGGCATTTTTCTCATCTCCGAGAAATGTATCCGGCGGAAACCTCTTAAATAGTTCTGCCTGACGGTCATCAGCATTGCGATTGCGATAATGTTTTCTTGGTGTCGATTCACTCATAATCGTCACCAGCCGTCTCGTCATCGTGGATGCTGTATTCAGGATCTTCATCTCTTGTGCCAAGAACAATGTTCTTTAGAGGTATGAAAATGTGCCGCCTTGCATACTCACCAATATTATCAAAGTCGCGGTATAACTCTTTGTTCTTGTAATACTCAGCAGGTGTAAACTTCTCAATCGTTTCTGCCGTTACTCCGATAGTAAAATCTTCTGCAACAGCACCATCGCCAACAGATTTTAGATTGCCAGCCTTATATGTTTTCGTATACAGATCCGTCATCTTCTGAAAATCATCAAGCCGGCCTTCTCTTGACGCCTTCAACTGGTGCATCTTAATCCGGCAACAGTCCATGATGTAATTTTCCTGATTGCCGTCTGCACGCGGGTTAGCCGCCTTCAGCAGAGTATAGTGCCGATTCATCTCATCGTAATCTTCCTTTGCAAACCCGGCACCCCACTTCTTGATGTCGGCAGGATCAATAGAGGATTCTTTTTCTTTTTCGGCTTCTTCTGCAGCAAGAATCTTATCTCTGAGATTTCTTGCCTTTTTGTCGTACAACACACCAGCAATAGTCGTTCCT